CCTGCACGGTGCAGGGTGTCTAGTTTGTGTCGGGCGTGTCGTGCTTTCGTTATCAAATTGTTACCGAGTTGTTTAAACGATTTCTAGTTCAACAATCACCGACCAGCCACGCTTGCCTAGGTTCTCGTCCGCCCAGTTGCTCGCCTCGTCTAGTGACTTGCAGAAGATAGTCTTCACGACTGTCTGATAGTTCTCGTATCCGTAAATCTCGTACATCTTGAAACCCTCCAGTTTCCTTGTGTCTTGCTCCTAGTAGAGATTACTAGGGGGAAACCCTGCGCCGTTTAAACGCAGGGCAACCCTCTCCCAATCTCTAGCCCTCGTCTCCGTCTTCGTCTTCTGGTTCTTCAATGCTTGACCGCATCTGCTGAAGGTTGCAAGGGCAGAACGGTGCCCCTTGGATGTCCACCCATTTGCGGGTGGTCCGCACGATGTAACCGCACTCTGTGCACTCACATTTGACTAGGCGTGTGCTCTGCTTTTTGCCCGTTGGAATTAGTACCGCATGAGGGTAAGCCCCTAGCGATTCAATCAGGGCGTTTAAACGGGCTGTGAGGGCTGACCCTGCGACGGTGGCGGTCATCTTGCCCTCAAGTCCAAAAGCGGTAGCAACTCTGGCGAAATTGCCCTTATGTCCGCTCTGGCAGTTGTCTAGGGCGTGAATCAATTCATGGGCGAGGACATCAAGCACACGGGCAGAATCCACAAGTTCAGGGTGAATAAAGATGTGCGCCTTCTCATCGCTTGATTGTGCGGATGGGTGGCAAATACCAATCGCCTTGCCCTTGCCCCGTGCTCCCTTTGGGAATCCTACGGAGACATAGACCTCAGGGATTGTCTCGCCAATCTCTGCGAACATCTCCTTAAGTCCGTTGATTCCTGCCTGTAACCATTCTTCTCTAGTAAGGGTTTTGATTGCTCCAAAGTGCTTTGGGTTGGTTAGTTGAATGTCTACCCTTGGGTAGGCTTTCGTCTTTGTTGTTGCTCCCATGTTCTTCGTCTCCTTGTTTCGGTTTCCCCTTTCGGGGCTATGCCCCAAGCCTATGGGGTCCAGTTATGGGCACAAGTTTAAACGGGTCATCTTTACCATTTCTTTACCAAACCGTTATAATTCAAAAACCCTTGCAAATAAAGGAAATAGCCCTAGGAGGCTCACAGAGCCATTCTAAGCCCCTATAGTCCCTTATTGGTACTGACAGACACAGGAGCCCTGAACGGGGCACCTCGTCAAGTTTCGTATTGTGCAACACTTATCCACAATGTTATGCACAGGTGCCAGAAATCTGTGGATAACTTTTGTCAAGCCGACACGCCGATGTATACCAAATCGTTATAAAAGAAATTGTGCGCCCCGTTTAAACGGAGGGGAGGGGACGGAGGGGGAGACTGTCCACACTCTCAAACTAGTTGAAGTTTCAATGATTGAATTTTCAACAGTTTAAATTTCAATAGTTTAATTTTCAACTATCCCCTAGGGGTGTGGAGGGGGTGTATCCAATCCGTCCACAACTTATACACACCTGTGGATAACCTGTGGATAACGTATGACCCACCCCCGAAGAATCGGCGACTCGTATATCTATATAGACTCCCATCAAATATTTTTTCCAGTATTTTGTAATTAGGCACACAACTAAAACCCATTGGATAAAGGACTTTAAAAATAGTTTGTAACAATTTGGTAACGAAACGTTACAGTCCCTTTGTAACAGGGTTAGTATATATGTAGGATAAAATAACATAAGTGCGCTTTGGCGCACACAACCTAATGGCAGCCTTTTGTGGCTGCCTAACATAACCTAAAGCAGCCCTTTGGGGGCTGCTATTATGAGCGCCTTTCGGCGCTCTTATATTAAGTTCTTTATATCATTTTATTTAGACATGATTTAGCGGTGGATGCTAAATTAAATTACGCCAACTTAGGAGAACCCAATGGCTGATTTTGACAAAAACGACACTCGTAACGCTAAGCGCACTGCTTCCAAAATGCGCAAGCGTGAATTGCGAGTAAGTAATAAAGGCGCAATTCAATTTAACAAAAGCAATAAAGCAGATGTTAAAGCAGGTAAGTCAACTGGAATGAAAGTAACATCTAGCACTGTTAGAGCAGCAAAGACCAACTCAGCCAAGATGCCTTCAGTAGCAGCCAAGCAAGGCGTAAAGAACAAACTAAAGACTCAGGGTAAAGTAACCACGCAAAGTGGCAAAGGCTACTCAAGGACAGGCAAGAAATAACCAGACAGGATAACTTCATATGGCAGCCAAGGGCGGTGCAGAGCACCATAATGTGGTACGCCTTAGAGAAGACAAGTCCAAGGTTATAGCCCACGTAGAAACTGGCATTGAGGTGAGAGCCGCTATTGCTATGGTGGGGCGCAAGCCTGATGTTCTAAAGAAGTGGCTCACAGACCCTGTGTTTGCCAAGAACCTAGAGATAGCCCGAACCGCTGGCTCAGACCTAATGAAGGTCACCCTGGGAAGCGAGAACGGCAAGAACATAGACTTCGCCACGTTCTCCAAAGAGTTCTTAGGTAATGAAGTATTCCCTCACCAGCAGGACTGGATTGACGTTCTGGAGGGTAGAGAGCCTTCTTGGCTCCATCCAGCCATGTCCTACGAAAAGGGCAACAAAAACCGTATCTTAATTAATGTGCCACCTGAGCACGCCAAATCCACTGTAATCACTGTAGGCTACAGCACCTACCGTATTGCCATGGATTCCAACGTGCGTATCATTGTGGTGTCTAAGACTTTAAATAAAGCCCGTGAGTTCGTCTACTCCATCAAGCAGCGACTTAGCCATCCACGCTATGCCAAGTTACAACAGGTCTATGGACCTTCTGGTGGTTGGAAAGAAGACTCTGACACCTGGAAAACCGATACGGTCTACTTAGGTCAAGAAGCCCGTGACTCCTCCGAAAAGGACCCTACGCTTCAGGCGCTAGGTATTGGTGGTCAGATTTACGGTGCTCGTGCTGACCTGATTATTCTAGATGACGTTATCACTACTGCCAATGCCCACGAGTGGGAAAAGCAGTTAGAGTGGCTTCAGAAGGAAGTAATCACCCGTCTGGGTAAGAACGGTAAACTACTTATCGTAGGTACCCGTATCGGAGCGGTAGATTTATACCGAGAACTCCGCAATCCAGAGCATTGGTCTGGTGGCGCAAGCCCGTTTACACGCCTTGCCATGCCAGCCGCACTTGAGATTGACGATAACCCAGATAAGTGGGTTACCCTCTGGGAGCGCTCAGACCGTCCTTGGGACGGCGATGATGACGCTGTACCAGATGAAGATGGTTACTACCAGAAGTGGGATGGACCAGCACTCTTTGCAAGACGTAGCGAGGTAACAGCCTCAACATGGGCTTTAGTTTACCAGCAACAGGACATTGACGATGACGCAATTTTTAACCCAACGATTGTTAATGCCTGTGTTAACCGTATGCGTAAGCCTGGTCCTCTCCGCATGGGAGCGCCTGGACATCCACGAGACGGACAATGGGTAACACTAATTGGTATGGACCCTGCTATGGCAGGAAAGACTGCGTTAGTTGTCTATGCGATTGACCGTCAGTCTGGTAAGCGTCTAGTTCTAGATGCCTACAATATGTCAGACCCTACACCTGGCAAGATTCGTGCAATCATTGAAGACTGGATTAACACCTACAAGCCAGTAGAACTGCGTATTGAAATCAACGCCCACCAGAAGATGTACGAGGTGGACGAAGAGTTCCGCCAGTATCTGGCTAATAAGGGCGTAAGGTTCTCCAGTCACTTCACTGGTAAGAACAAGTGGGACACTGACTTCGGTGTGGCTGCTATGCAGGGCTTGTTTGGTACTATGACAAGCAACAAGCACAACCGAGATAACCTCATTGAACTACCAGACCCTCAGTACCACGAGGGTATCAAGGCTCTAATCAATCAGTTGATTACTTGGAAGCCTGGAACTCGTAACCCTACAGACGTTGTGATGGCTCTGTGGTTCTGCGAGATTAAAGCCAAGGAAATGATTCAGCACTCTGGGAATCAAATCTGGCACGCAACTAGCCGCTTTGTTACTCAACGACAGATGGCACAGCAAGCAGTTGTTAATCTTGACGATTTAGCAATGGAACAATTTACAACTTATCTTTAAGGATATTCATGGCACTCTCAATGGAACAGGTCGCCGACAAGGTACTTTACCTACGCCAGCGATACTCAGTACGTGACCAGCGTATGGCTGATATCACTGCTGTACGCCGTGGTGACATGGTATCGGTATACCCAGACATGTTCCCAGAGGGCATGAACAAGCCAATGATTGCCAACTTCGTTGACGTTGTTGCTCGTGACTTGGCTGAAGTATTGGCTCCACTGCCATCGTTTAATTGTCAGACACCTGACGTAACATCTGACAGGGCAAAGAAGAACGCTAACTTGCGTTCTATGATTGTCAACAACTACGTTGAATATTCTGGGTTACAAACTCAGATGTATACAGGCGCAGACTGGTATAATACCTATGCCTTCCTGCCGTTTGTTGTAGAGCCTGACTTTGAGGCTCGTATGCCACGCATTCGTGTAGAAAACCCATTGGGTGCTTACCCAGAATATGACCGCTACGGACGATGTGTTTCATATAGCAAGCGTTACCTTAAGTCCATGGGAGAACTTATTGTTGAGTTCCCAGAGTACGAACGCCAAATCCTTGGTGGAGATGACCGCAGAGATATTGACCTCGGCACTCTACTTGATTTGATTCGCTACGAGGACAAAGACCAAGTAATCCTGTTCCTCCCACAGCGAGGAAACCTTCCTCTGCGCAAGGCAAAGAACCCACTTGGTAAACTAAGTGTGCGTATTGCCAAGCGTCCAGGAATTGACACCGAAGACCCACGTGGTCAGTTTGATGATGTCATCTGGGCACAGATTGCTCGTGCTCGCTTTAGCCTTCTTGCCATGGATGCTGCTGAGAAATCAGTTAATGCACCTATGGTTGTACCACAGGACATGCAAGAGTTTGCGTTTGGTCCTGATGCAGTCATGCGTACTGCCAACCCACAGGGTGTTCGCCGTGTTGGTCTAGAGATTCCAATGGGCGCATTCCAAGAACAACAAATTCTTGAACAAGAAATGCGTATGGGTGCTCGTTACCCAGAAGGTCGCTCAGGAAACATCAATGCATCCGTAATTACGGGTTCTGGTGTTCAGGCACTTCTTGGTGGCTTTGATTCCCAAATCAAGGCTGGTCAGCAAATCCTTGCAGAAACTTTGCAGGATGTCATGGCATTAGCCATGGAAATGGACGAGAAGTTATTCCCTGGCGAGAAGTCAACACAGATGACTTACAACGGTGCACCTTACGTTCTTAAGTACAGTTCAGAAAAAGACATCAAGGAAGATTACAGCGTACAGGTACGCTACGGTCTGATGTCAGGACTTGACCCATCACGTGCCCTTATCTTCAGCCTTCAGGCACTACAGGCAAACCTAATCTCACAAGAGTTTGTAATGCAGGAACTTCCATGGAACGTAAATGTATCCAAGGAAATTGAGCGCATTGATATTGAAAAAATGCGCAATTCCTTAATCGGTGCACTAAGTGCAACATCACAGGCTATTCCGCAAATGGCTGCTCAGGGTCAAGACCCTTCAGATATCGTGATGAAGATTGCTCAGACCATTGATGGTCGCCGTAACGGTAAGAGCGTTGAAGATGCCGTAATGGAAGTATTCAAGAAACCAGAACCAGAGCCAGCAGCAGCACCAGAGCAAAGCCCTGAAAGCCTACTTGAACAAATGGCTGCTGGTCCACAAGCCGCCCCAGGTGAGGGTGCTCCAGTTGCAGCACAAGGACCCGAAACTATGGGTGGTGCTCCTGTCGCAGCATCCCCTGGGGCTCCTGCTCCTAGTATCCAGGATATCTTAGCGCAACTAGGTGGATAATGACTACAATCATTGCCATCAGAGATGCTAAAGGTTTTACCTTTGCAGCAGATGCACAAGTAACAGATACCGAACGACCATACCAACACAGAAGCATGAAGAAAATTGTTGAGGTCAACGAGTATGTAATGGCTGGTGCAGGTAACTCACGTTGCTGTGACGTTATCTTGTACGGTTGGGAACCACCGAAGTATGACGGTTCAGAAGCCTACACCTTCATGGTGTGTAAGTTTATCCCTGAGATGCGCAAGCAACATGAAGATGCTGGCATCACGTTAAAAGAAGATGAAGATTTTGTATTCCTTGTTGGATTTAAAGACAGAGTATTTCATGTCGCATCTAACTACGCTGTGCTTGAAACAAACACGGGTGTTTATGGAATAGGTACGGGTGCGGCATATGCACTTGGTGCTATTGCGCATGGCGCAACACTGCAAGAAGCAATGAAGATTGCTAAGAAGTTTGATATTAATACTGGTGGTAAAACCCAGATAGTTGAAAGAGGATAATCATGGCAAGAGGCGGTCCACGTACGCAACGTACAAACACTGAAGCCAAGCCAGTATCTGGTCCAGGAAGTCTTTCACAGCGCACTGATATGGACCCTATCCAGCCAGGTCAAGTTCCTACATCTCAAGTTCCAGTTGTTTCTCCAGTTCCAGTGCAGCCACAAGGTGCAGCACCAACTCCTGGTGTAAACAAACTTACTCCTTTATTTGCTCCAAGCGAGCGACCTAATGAAGCAGTTACTGAAGGCATGAGTGTTGGTCCAGGTAGCACACCAGAAACTATTCAGACTGGTCGCTTTGCTATAACTACTCAGTACCTACCAGAACTACAACGTCTTGCACAAATTAAGGAAACACCTCAAGTATTTAAAACATTTGTTAAATATGTTGAGGCAGTAAATCGTTTGGATGACATAAATGCTACTGGTCAATAACGTAACATCGTTCCTTAATGTCTTTGGCGTTGAGGAACCAGACCTAGTTATGACACTAGCGACAATGCCATGGAAGTCTGAAGATGACCGTGATGGATTTATTAATGAAATTGTTTCCATGAACAATGGTCAACTATACAAGCGTAATTTAGTGAGCGTGCGCTAATGTCACTATTTGATGTTTATGATAACCAACGTGATAATCGTGGTCGTGTTCAAAAATTTATTGACGGCTTAGCACAATCTTTTAGTGGCGGTTTGTCTGATGTTTCTTCTGGTCTAACGAAGGGATTAACCTTTGGCTATGTTGGTACTAAGACCGCAGCGCAAGGTGTGCAAACCACTGACATCGCACAACAGATTTCTGAAGAAGCGCAACTTACTGTTGACGATGCTGCAGTCAAAGTAAATAATTCATTTTTAATTCCTTTTCAAACACTTATTGGGCGACCAATCTCAACAGTTATGCTTGCCGCAAATGATGGATACCAACAGCAAGCAGTTGGTGAATCAAAAAACATCAAGGCATTTAGTAAAGAATATGGATTTGGTGTTCCGTATGATATTGTTTCGGCTGCAACAAATCCAGAATTGTTTCGTAAGGCTTGGTTAGATTCACGTGGTGTGTCTCCATTGCAAGCGTTTGTTGGGTACATTGGTGACAACGTAAATGGCACACAAGGAACAGATAAGATTATTTGGTCAAACGAAAACGATGTTGCTGAGTATTTTGACCATGGCATTCAACGCTGGATTACTTGGGCTGGAGACACCGCAATAGCATGGTACCTTGACCCTGGTGCTCTAGCAGGTTCTGGAATTGGTCTTGGTGTACGTAAGTACGTTACAAAACCAATAAGTTCTAAGAAAATGGCTCAAACAACTAAAGATATTGACGATGCCGTAACCAGATATGTTAATAATGACTGGTCAACATTTGTTGGTTTTGCAAAAGAAAACTCTGGAAATGCACCTTTAATTGCTAGGCACTCAATGATTGCTGGTAACCGTCCATTGGCTGATGTAATTGCCAAGACCGCAAGTTACGGTAACGATACTGGAGATTACCAGCCTTTAGCACGTACACTTAAAGTTGCTATTGGTGACCCAAAGAGTATAGATGAACTTGCTTACGACACAACATTAACTGCTCAGGAATTAAGTAACCTAACTGGTGAAGTTGCAACCATCAAGCAAAAAATTGCAGACCTAAAGGGTAAGCCAATAACAAGTGGCTCAAGTCCATTCTTGTTTGGTGCGCAACGCAAAAGTGCTATTGAAAACTACCGCCGTAGGATTTTAGTAAAAGACCTAGATGGAGTTCGTGGAGAAGTTAAAGCGGTTCGCACTAACCTTGAAGTACTTGAAGACGTTATTGCCGAGGTTCCAGTTGGTTCTATTGGTAGGCAGACTGTATCAAGTTTCAAAAGAATTGAACAGGGTAGAGTAAAAAATGCAATCAAAAACGATGCTAACTATTGGCAGAGTGAACGCATTGGTCCATTTGCTTATGCAACAAACTGGATAAGTCCAAGTGGAGTGCTGCAGGAATACCCTGCGTACTACGCAACCCTTGGTGGTATTGCTGGTGACCGTTCTCATCTTGAGTATGCTGCTCGTGTGCGTGAGTACGGTAAGCGCACCAAAAAAACTGCTGATGAACAACGTGGACTTTACACTAACTTTTTCTCTTTGCGTGAGAAGACTCAACAGTTACAAGCCTTTGATGAACTTGACGAAAAAGTTATCACTGACGTAATTAAAACAGAAATTAAAATTCCTGAAAATGTAACTCCAGAACAAATGGAGACATACGAACAACTTGTGCAAATTGTTGCAAAAAAGTCTATAAGTCATCGCAATGCTATGATTACAAAACTTGTTGATGAGAACTACACCATTGACGATGGCTTTGGAAGCACAATGTATCTAAAGGAACTTCAGGACTTCCAGGATTCTATTGCACTCCAGATTGCTCAAGAACGTGGTCTGGGTTCAAAGGTTACACAGAAAGATGTTGAGGCTGCCAAGGCTGAAGTAAGAGCAATCTTTGCAAAGACACCTTCACGTTCACCACAAGTACCTGCAGTGCATTTTGGTGTTGATATTCGCCAATTCTCTAAAGCAGTTCGTGACAACAGGTCATCATTACAGGCTATGTTTGATGAACTTGTAAGCAACCCACGGTTCAAAGAAATGAACGCTAAAGAAATTGTTGAAACATTTTCTGATAGTAAGTCTAGAGAAATGTTGTACACAGAAAAACTTTCAACTGCGCCAGAAAAGGGAATGAAAGCCTGGGATACATCCTTAAGTGCCTTGGATACTTTTTACACTCAATACTGGAAGCCAACTACTCTTGCAAGTTTTAAGTACGCAACTCGTAACGTTGGCGATGGACACCAACGTGGTGTCGCTATATCTTTAGAGTACTCACGTGACTTCGGCGTTCCTGCTAGAGAAATCTTAGCCTCTGCTTTTGATAAAGGTGTTTGGCAACGATACACTGGAAACAAAGAAAAGAAGTTTGAAGCGCAGAAATCAAAGTATTTACTTTACAAATACCGTGAAGAGTTCAAAGATATAGAAGTTGCTGAAAACTCTCGCATTGCCGATGCTTTATTTAGCACAAGTGATTCAGTATTTTCAACTTTTACTCAGGCTTTAAACTCTGCCGATGATATAGCAACTACATATGCTACTGGTCGTGGACCAGCCGTACCAGTAATGGATGAAGTCCGAGAGTTTTCTCAAACATTTGGTTACAGAATTTTAGATTCCGAAAATGTTCCAGGTGGAGTTGACCAGCAACTACTATCAAAGTTTGTAACTGGCGACCATGCTGGTGCGTTTGATATCCTAGCATCTTCTGACCAGCCATTTGTTTTGGACACTCTTGCAGAATTGCAAAAAAGAATTAGAAAAGAACAAGATTCTATCAACGCAATCTTTGAGAAAGAAGAGTTCTTCTTTTCTGTGCCTAATGGAGCCCAGGTTCAACTTGGATTTATTTACAAAATGCTTGGACAGATGGACTTTTCAATCCAGAACACCGCTAATGCTGCAATTTTAAAATCATATGCACGCTATAAGGCTGAAAACTTTATTAACAAGACAGATGTTTTGCGTAGTCTTGAGCGATACGGTGAAGGTGAGTTCCAAGTTACTAAGAGTGGCTTAATGATGGACGACTCTTTCGCTGGAATCGTTGGCGATATGATGCGTAAAGAAATTAGTTCCGCAAATACCGTTCTTGCTACCGTATTTGGTGCAGACCGTGTGGTAATTGGTAACATTCTTAATGGACGTGTACGTCAAGACGTAGTATCTCCGTTCAATGTTGTTCCAAGAGAGGGCAATCTAACTGCCGCTACCTTAAATACAAACTGGGCACCTATTGCTGCAGACTATGCCAACCGTCAACTTCGTGATGCAGTAACTAAGAAGTTAACAACTCTTGACACTGCAGACCCAGCGTCAATTTCAAAGGTAACTGCATGGGCTAAGTCAAGTGACCCTGATGCTGTTAAGTGGCGTGAGTTAATGGCTATAACAATTAGTAACCTTGACAATAAGTACGATGTAAATGACCCAATTAGTTACCTGGTACAAAACAATGCCCTGTTCCTAGAGGGAACATTGCCACGTTTTGGTACTGATGGTCGTGTTGTTGCACCATTAGTTGATGATGCAGGTAACTACATACTAACTCGCCGTGGTGAAGTTATTCCTGGAACTGGAATTATTGCAGAAGAGTCAGGTCAATTAATACCTGGATTACGTGCAAAGGCTGTTGAAGGTAAACTAACTGCTGAGGATATGAACGCAATCCCTGAGCGCCAACGTGTTAGTGTTACTGGAAACGTCCTTGAAGAAGAGACTGGTAATATCTGGGAACGTGGCGTACAAAAACTGTTTGAAATCATTGGAACAAAACCAGAAGATTTGGCTGTAAAGAACCCAGTCTACAGAATGATGTATCAGGCAGAGTCTAGAAGAATAGCAACGCTATGGAAAGATGCTGGTCGTAGTGACGACTGGATTAATGCCAACTCAGATAAGTTACGTGAATCAGCACATCGTGCTGCTTACAAGACTGTAATGGAACGTCTATACTCTGTACAGCGAAAGACTGACCCAGCAGAAACGTTGCGCTTGTTCTCTCCGTTCTGGATGGCTAAGCAAAACTCAAACCGATTCTGGTTTGGTTATGCCGCTAGAAACCCACAGGCAATACCACGTTACTTCCTTATCTGGTCATCTCCATCTCGTGTCTTTGACGTAGAGAATGAAGACGGACAAGATGTAGAGTTTGTTAATCCGTTTGACCCCAAGGGCGCAGCAGTAAAGTTTACTTTACCTGAGACAGTTGCTTCTAAGATGGGTATGACTGAGGGCGACAGAATGTCAGCATCCCTTGGAAGTTACGACTTGATTAACAATGGTTTCTACCCAATCATGCCAGAGTTTGGTGCACCAGTTTATGACTTTGCAGCAAGTGCTGCATTGCTTGGAATGTCTGGTTCATTGGTTGACCCAGAGCCGCTACTAATTAAGTTTGGCGTAGACCCAAATAAGGTTCGTGACTTGTTTGCTGGTTACGTTAAGACTGGAGCACCAGTATCTGAACGTGACAAGTTTTTTAACTTCTTAATTAATCCAAACGCATGGATGCGTTCTGTATTAACTGCAGGTGAAGACGTACCGTTAGCAAACAATGTTACTGGCTTCTTGGACCCATCAGCAGCAAATCGTTTCGCTGCTGGAGTTAACAAGAACTTTAAGTTCCTATACGAAGACTTTGCTAACAAGCAAGTTGTTGAAGGTGTAGATTCTGATATTAACTACCTTGACCAAATTGATACCATTGCTGATTTAACACAACAGGCTATTGGTCTCACCATTCAAGAGAACATGTGGGAAGCATTCCTATCTTTCACTGGTCCTGTTGGTTCTGTGAAGATAGAAAAGTATTCAGATATTAAAGCAAGGGAACTTCGCCAGTATCAGGATATGTATGGTTATGACGAGGGCAAGTACCGCTTCATGATTGATAATACCAAAATTGCAGCCGATGGTTCTGTTGAAAGATACGGTTCATATACGTTATCTATTGCTGAGGGCAACACACGTGAGACAAATCCATTTGGTGTGATAGCAACTCCACAAACAGTTAAGGCTATCAACTACAACAAGGACCTATGGACCACATTAACCCAAGCGTCAATGGGTAAAGACGTAACACCAGACAATAAAGTTGTTGGTATGTTGTTTAACATGGGAGATAGAAACAAAGACTTCTCCGAAACAGCAAATGCAAAACTATACCAACTAAACGTTAAACGTGCGAATGTAAACCGTGAGGCTGAGCAACGTGCTATGGCTGTTGATATGGGCTATGACGAATACTTTACCTTGCTGGATAAGTATGAGTCTGAGGCTGAAAGCAACGGTATTATTCCTGGTTCAAAAGAGTTTAAGGATATCTACGGCGAAGACCTAAAGGCTGCGGAAGATGCGTTAGCAAAGCGTAATCCTATTTGGGCTAATGATAGTTCAGTCTTTAATATGGGTAAGTCAAACCTAAACACTCAGATTATTCTTGAAGCCATGGGTGACGAGAACTATGTCAATACCATCGTCAAAAACAATCGTGCACTAGAGGCTTTGTATTACTACATGGAATACCGCAAGCCAATGGTTGAAGAACGTCTGAATATATCAGACAACGAAAAGACAAACATCTATAATACTAATGCCTTTGATGACCTTGTTGCCCAAAAAGAAGATTTACTTAACCAGTTGATTGCGTGGGAACCAACGTTTGAACCAATAGCAAAGTACTACCTAAAGAGAGACCCACTGCTTTCAGATGGCGAACTAGCGAGGATTAAATAATGAGTGAAATGTCAGGTCCAGCAGGACCAGGTAAAACAAAAAGTACTAAGCCTAAGTTCACCCCTACTCCTACGCCAACCCCTACTCCTACGCAATCAAAAGCACCTGGTGGATTTAATTACGTTCCAAATCAAGGTGGCAATAAAGGTAAGGCTGACAGTGGGATTAAGTTCAAGGGTAATGAGTTCGGTTCCAGAAGAGAGTCAACAGACATTCTTTGGAACGAAGGTGCTTACGGTCAAACATTAACCTACCGCAGTGTCGGTGACGCCAAAGATTACCTAAGTCCTTCAGTACCTGAGTACTCATTTGTTAAGTCTGCCTATGAGTCATGGGGCAAGGCTACCTACGGAAAGAAAACATTAAACTCTTTCTGGGAGCAAGTTGTTGAGGATGCCGCAAACGCAAACACAACTCCTTGGAATGTTATTGCTGGTTTTCAACAGCAGATGAATGACCTTCCAGAAGGTGCTGGAACAGGACCAAGTGGGTACCGTCCTCAGGCTCCAAAATTTATTGGCACCTCTCGTGCTGATGCTGACTTCTTTATTGAATCCGCAATTTCAACTACCTTTGGTCGTTCTGCCACAAAACAGGAAAAAGAAAACTTTTACAAAAAGTTAATCGCAGGTCAAAAGGCTGCTACAAAGCAAGCACAGCAGGGCAAGGGAACTGGATTCTCTGAAGACAAATTTAAACAAGACTTCCTTTATGAAACTCTAAGGTCGGACTTAAAGAAAGACCCAGACGCAAAACTAATGGGCGATGCCTTTGGTATTCAAAGTCAGATTGAACAGTATGCCAACGATATGGGACTAGTTAAGAATCTTAAGACAATTAATCGTGACGTTCTTCGCATCATAAAGGGAGAAAATTTAAACGATGTGCTTGGCTCCTACAAGGAAGAAGCAATCAATCTGTTTAAGCCGTTATCAGATAAGTTGCGCAATGATAACACTCCAAATCTTTTAGAAGGTTTAACGGTTAGGGAAGCACTTACCCCATACACAAACTTTATTGAAGGAATGTTGGACAAAACTCCCAACACAATAAAACTAACTGATGGTGTTATGCAAAAAATTATCGGTTCAGATGTGTTGCCAGATATGGGAACTGTAAATCAAATGGTTCGTCAGATGAGTGAGTTTAATGGCACAACCACAGCAAAGAGAGAAGCAGCAGACCTTGGTCTATCTTTTGTTAGAGCATTTAGAGGCGGAGCGTAATGGCTGACGAATTAACAGCATACAAATATAACGTTGACGTATTCAAGGCATACCTATCCTTACTTAATTTTGATGTTAATGCAGTAGAAAATCAAGGATGGATACAAGAGTTATTTAACGTTTCTAAGCCACAGGTTGATGCTGGAATAGATGCAAGCGTAGTTCCTGATTTAATTTTAAAGTCAGGTAAAGCGCCAGCGCAATTCACAAGTCGTTTTTCTGCAATGTTAAAGGCTAATGAAGATGCTCTTAAGGGAGGATTTGAAGCACCCTACTCTTCAATCTCTGACTACATTACCGCAGAAAATGAGTACCGCTCTAGGTTGCTTGCTGTTCCAGAATTTAAAAAGTACGCAAAAACTGACAGCATCAAGAAATTTATTGAAGGTGGAAACTCAATAGGTGAAGTTGAAGATAGAATCAACAACGCCTTGTTCGCTGTTAAGGGTGCCGATGCTGGACTTAAAGAACAGATTAAAAAGTTCTTCCCTGCTGCAACCGATGAAGATTTGGCTGACTCCTTACTGACTGGAACAACCGATGCACTGACACAGAAGCAAAAATTTGGTCAGGCTGAAATTCTAACTGAAGCGGCAACTGCTGGCATAAACCTAGCCTCCGATGTTTCTGAACTTCAGAAGCGTGGAGTCACTCGTGAAGTAGCAGCCAAGGGATTGAAACAAGTTGCTCGTGAACGTACTGGTATCCAACAAGCATCTCGTATGTTTGGTGGAACCGCACCAACACAGGCAGAACTTGAAGAAGAAGCCTTAAACCTTGGTGAGTCCGATTCTGCTAACAGACTTCGTTCACAGGCTCGTGCACAGTTTGCTGGACAGTCTGGCATTGCAACTGGTTCGCTAGGTCGCAAGAAGCAAGTATAAAACTCTCAGTGGATTAACCGCCCCCACTGAGTAAAAGAGCGGTAGTACATACCAACCTACATACCCCTGTGTAGGAGTGAGACATGTACGAACAACAACTAATGTAAGGGAGATAGTTGCGATGAGCAACAATAATCAAGACTGGGACGATGACTTAGAGTTTGAGGACTATGACGATGCACCATCACGTGGTTCATCTGATGATGTACTCAAGAAAGTCCGCCGTGCCGAACGTGCGAAAGACAAACAACTCAAAGAGTTGCAATCCGAATTGGAAGCATTGCGCAAGTTCCAACGGGAAGCAACAATCAGCCAAGTCTTGGCGGAGAAAGGTGTCAACCCAAAGGTTGCCAAATTCATTCCAGCAGATATTGAAATGTCTTCGGACAGCATCAATAACTGGCTAACTGATAACGGTGAACTATTTGGTGTTGCTGCACCTGTACAACAATCAGCAGCACAGAGTGAAGACTATGCTGCTTTGCGTCAAATAGATGCAGTAACATCTGGGGCTATTTCTCCAGATGATGTTAATGATGCATTCAACATCATGAATAACGCTGGCTCTGCAGAGGAGTTATTAAACTTCCTCTACAGCCAAGGCGTTGAATAATCGCAAATCAATCTAACCCCTAAGGAAATATATTATGCCGAATACAGGCTTATCAGGTGGTTCTGCTGGTACTAACGGTGGTCTTGGTGGTGGCGCTTACGCTTCCGCTAACAACGTTGGTGCTTTCACTCCATCAAACGCCGCAGGTCTAGTTCAGAAGGCGTATGACCGTCTTGTTGAATTTGAACTACGTGCAACCCCATTGCTACGTTCCGTAGCAGACAAGAAGCCAGCACGTCAGGCAATGCCTGGTTCAAGTGTTGCGCTACAAATCTACAACGACATGGCTGTTGCTAAGACTGCCCTTTCAGAAGATGTAGACCCAGCAGCAGTATCACTTGCTACTCCAGACATCGTTAACGTAACTCTAAATGAGTACGGTAACGCAACTGTAGTAACTCGCAAGTTGCAGTTGCTATCTCTTGCTGACGTTGACCCTGCTGTTGCAAATATCATTGCATTCAACATGGCTGACAGCATTGACGAACTAGCACAGGATGCACTACTTGCAGGTACTAACGTACTTTACGCAACTGGTGGAACAACAACCGCAACAACAACCTCAGGTATCACTGCAGATGACACAATCACTGCTGCTGACATCCGTAAGGCTGTTGCTAAGTTGCGTACCAACAAGGCTAACGGACGTAAGGGTTCAATGTACTGGTGTGGTATTCACCCAGAAGTTTCCCACGACCTTCGTGCCGAAAGTGGTTCAGCCAACTGGCGTTTGCCACACGAGTACTCAGCACAGAGCAACATCTGGGCTGGCGAAATCGGAAACTTTGAAGGTGCTTACTTCATTGAATCCCCTCGTCTACGCAAGGCTGCAAATGGTGCAGACAGCATCAACACCTACGCAACATTCCTTGCAGGACAGCAAGCACTTGCTGAGGCTGTAGCCGAAGAACCACACGTGGTTATCGGTCCAGTCGTTGACAAGTTGATGCGTCAGCGTCCAATCGGTTGGTACGGTGTTCTAGGACACGCTATCTACCGTAACGATGCACTGTTCCGCATTGAGTCTGCTTCAAGCATTGCTTAATTAGCGACACTAATCTCATCCCTAAGTCATATAACGGGCTTAGGGATGGGGTTATGTTTCTAAACTAGAAGGAAAACATAATGGCTTATCTATTCGTACCACCCACAGAGGACCAAGGTCCTGCAGGTGGACACTGGTTATTCTGGCGGTACACGCTAAAGCGTGGTATTACTGTCTACAAAATTGACAACCAGTGGTACGAAGAGCAATACCCATCGCAAGATGATTTAGATATTGCCGATGTTTACTACCTAGGTGGACACGAATACACAGTAACTGAAGCCGAAAAGGATGACCTTGAGGCTGCTGGCTACGAGGTGTTTACAGTATGAGTATGTTAGAATCTTTAACTGTGGTATCACTAGCCCTTGGCATTATTGCCATGCTAGGTAAGTTCCTAATTGTTAATCCACTGAAGGCTTACATTAAAGACCAGACACATCCTATCCAGCCCACTAGTAATGGTGGACGCTCCCTCAGAGATGTATCAGAAACCGTAGCAAGAATTGAAACCCGTTTAAACGAACACATTGATTTCCACCTGAAGGATAAATAATGAGTGGTAAGTACAACATTGTAGCCGAACAAGGTGCTACCTTTAACCTAAACTTCCGTGTTGAGACCGATGGTACTCCGTGGAACTTATCTGACTACACCTTTGCTATGCAGGTTCGCCGCTCTAGTTCCTCTAACACAACTTTACTTAACATTACCTCAGCAACCTTGACAGCCATAGGTCAGGTATCTGTAACCGTTCCTGCAACTACCATGAATAGTGTTCCTGCTGGTCGCTGGGTATACGACATTGAACTTACATCCTCTGGCGATGAGGTTACTCGTATCTTGGAGGGTCGCTTTATTGTAACAGCACAGGTGACACAATAATGTCAGACTACACAATCATTATTGAAGAAGAAGTTACCGCTACTACTGTTACCATTGAAGAGACAGTTACCGATGTTATCCTTGGTCAAGAAGTTCTACAAGAAACAGTTGTCATTGTTGACAACGCCCAAGGTCCACAAGGAACCCAAGGTATCACAGGTCCAACAGGACCAATCGGTGTTACAGGTCCGACAGGACTTACTGGGTCAACAGGACCAACGGGTCCAACTGGGTCAACAGGTAGCACAGGTTCAACTGGTCCTACAGGACCAACGGGTGCTACAGGTTCTCAGGGCATCCAAGGTATTACGGGTCCTACTGGTAGCACTGGTGCTACTGGCTCAACGGGACCAACTGGTGAAACAGGAGCAACAGGTAGCACTGGTCCCACAGGGGCTACGGGTAGTACGGGAGCAACGGGACCACAGGGTGCGACAGGTTCTACGGGACCGCAAGGTGACCAGGGTATTCAAGGGGTCACAGGACCCACTGGTGCAACGGGAGCCACAGGCTCACAAGGTATCCAAGGCGTAACTGGACCTACTGGAAGTACGGGTTCCACAGGTCCCACAGGACCGACTGGACCTACAGGTGCAGACAGCACTGTAGTTGGTCCTACTGGCTCTACAGGGGCTACAGGACCTACTGGAGCCACTGGAGCCACTGGTGCCGATTCTACCGTTGCTGGTCCAACTGGACCGACAGGTCCAACTGGTGCTGATGGCTTTATTGGTTCTGATGGTGCAACTGGTGCAACTGGACCTACTGGTCCTACAGGACCAACAGGCTCTACTGGTGCAACTGGTGCTGACTCAACTGTACCTGGACCAACTGGTCCTACTGGACCGACAGGACCGACAGGTCCAACTGGTCTTAATCCATTT